GCAAGTCACTCACTAGGATTAAGGTGGGTGGCTTTTTGTTATGGAGTAGTGGCAGAGTTTAGTTGATTGCAGCGGTTTTGAACGCCGTAAACGTGAAAACGTTCGTGGGTGCGAATCCTACCTACTCCTTATATATAGAAAGTGGGGTGGTACAACTGTACGACAAAGACACAATCATTCGATTGAAACAAGAAGGTAAAACGTGGGAAGAGATTGGCAAACACTTTAATAAGTCGGGCGAGACTATTCGGGGTTATGCTCGTAATCAAGATTGGTATGCTGATATTAAACAACACGACCCACACGACAAAACAAATCTTGAAGATAAAATAAAGCGCAATCGCAAAATCAAAGAAGATGGTTCGATTGTTGATGAGATAGAGAAACACTTTAGGGAACCAACGGAGCCAAAGACACCTGCTGAGTTTATGGAACTACATAAGTATGATGCAAGCGAGTTTGTCTTTGTGAATGGCGAGAGCAATGTGTGGACGGTGACCAATGCAGAAGGCGTTACTTACTACAACGTGCAATCGAAGATTAAAGTAAGGCCACTTGGCGAGAATGAGCTAACCATCGATGAATTGATTGAACAATTAAGAAAAGAACCTGAGCCGATTGAGATTGAATTACTGGGCGAAGGTGAAAGAAACTTAGTGATTGGCTTAGCGGATTTACACTTTGGCGTCACATCATTTGATTACTTGAAAGAACAATTGGCGGAAGTGATGGAAGTTGTTATGAATGGTTATGACACGATAGTTATTGAACAACTTGGGGACTTGTTTCACTCGGCGCAAATGAAAAATACTATCACCGTGCGAGGAACGATACTGCCAACCGTTGATATGGAAAAAGCATGGGCAGACGCCAAGTTGTTTTATTACATGCTGATTGAACATTGTCTAAAGTATGCAAACAAAGTACAGATTGAACATGCGCAAGGGAATCATTCGGCGCCACTTGAATATGCTTTCTTGGATTTAATCAAAGACCGATATGAATTAGTTAATCGTAACTTAGAAGTTAATGTACATAATGACTGGCGCATTGCTTATCGATTGGGCAACGTAGGCATTATGGTAGCGCACGGTGACAATGTGAAGATAAATGATTTGCCTGATATGTTTTCTAGAGATTATAAAATGCTTTGGGGCGATACCGAAAGTCACGAGGTACACGCAGGACACAAGCATGAGAAGTTTAAAGAGTATGAAGCAAAGAATGGCACAGTTATGCGACAGTTCCCGACACCTAAACCGAAAGATGATTGGGAAGACATGAAGGGCTATGACAGCCGTAAGATGATTGAGTTGATTGAATACGATGAAAATCGGTCGAGAGTGGTGTATGAGATATGACAAAGGACATCAGAACATTATGCTACAAGTGTTATATAGATATGTTTAATGCAGGTATCAAGTTGCAACCAAAAGGAAACAAGCGAAGCAAGTGCGACAAGTGTAGTCGGCCAGGAAAAGATTATATTGTGAAGTGATTAGGTTATGAATGAATACGACACAAGAGAGCAGCGAAAGAAGTTCTACAAGACCGCTGACTGGCGGAGAGTAAGACGATATGTTTTACGTAGAGATAATTATGAATGTCAATGGTGTAAAGAAGATGGACGAGTAACAACAACCAACTTGGAAGTTGACCATATTGAAGAATTAGAAAAGCGTCCTGATTTGAGATTGGAACCAGATAATCTCCGAACACTATGTATAGATTGCCATAACAAAAGGCACAAACGTTTTGGTGAGAACTCAAAACCTAAACATAAATTTATGACACCTGAAAGATGGTGAAACAAAAAAAGACTAGCGATGCGCAAACATCCTAGTCAATGGTAACCAATTAGAAAGGAATTGATTACAAATGAATAATAGCACACAAACGATAAATGAACAAATTCTTTTATTGAGAGAAGAAGAATTAACAATGCGAGAGATAGCAGATGAATTGTCAGTTACCTACGACAAAGTAAGGTATGTTTGTAGGAAAGAGAATGTCGGAACTATTGAACGCGAAAGAGTTTGCTTGAATTGTGATAAGGAATTTAAAACTATTAGAAACACAGCTAAGTTTTGTAGTGATAAATGTAGAGGTAGATATAATAAAGCGAATGGTGGAACACTAAATAAAGAATGCGAAACCTGTGGAGATGAGTTTAGGACATATTACAAAAAGAAAGTATATTGTTCTGACGAGTGTCGTAATGAAAGTTATGAATATAAAGAGCCTGTGTATGTTTATAACTACGAACCAGTACCTAAAATAAAGCGAAAGTGTAGAATGTGTGACGAAACATTCGAGACTACAGAGGGACGAGATGCAATATATTGTTCTAAGATATGTTCATCAAGATCGTCTAACAGAAAGATATCGAATGAGTTAAAGAAACAAAACCTTAGCAAGGTACAAACGTGCGAACAATGTAGTAATGATTTTAGAAGTGAAGTTATCAAGAAGTATTGTTCCGGCAATTGCGCACAAAGAAAAGAAACAGCAGTTAAAGAATTAAGAAGAAGGAAAGCTATCTCATTAAATGGCAAGGTCGATAAAGATATAACATTAGATAAACTTATTCTTAAAGAAGATAACATTTGCTATTTATGTAATAAAGAATGTAATAAAGAAGATTTTACCATTAAACAAGGTCATTATGTTGTTGGTCCAAGTCATCCAAGTATTGACCATGTGCATCCGATTAGCAAGGGTGGCACACACACTTGGGACAACGTGAGGCTTGCACACCATTTATGCAACTCTATCAAGTCAAACAAAACATAACAAAGTCCCCGGTCGTTATCATTTGATAGTTCTGACAGCGTTTGGGGAACGGTGTGGGGGCAAGAAATCCTAAAAATATTACGAATTCGCGTGAGGGGAGGGGGTCAAGCGATGGCCAAAAAATTACGAACACGAATTAAAGAAAGTTTAACGATGCAATTGCAAGATATGCGCGTAACAGGTGACCATTTTTATGATTTGGTCGATGACTATATGGCACTGTGGGACATCAAAAATGATTTGATTAAAGATATAAAAACACGTGGCGTTGCCATTCCTTGGCAAAATTCCGAAACGCAGAAGGGAACTAAGAAAAACGATTCGGTTTCTGAGTTACATAAAACGAATGCGCAAATGCTAAAGATTTTACAACAATTGAATATTACGACCGACGAAGTAGTTGATGACGATGTCGAAGAATTATAACACGCACATTGATAAGTACATGAACGATGTGCTGGATGATAAAGTTGAGTCCTCACAAGAGATTAAAGACTTGATGAGTTTTTTGCAAGCGAAGTTAGATGATAACAGCGTGGTTATCAAACATGATGTCGTTGATCGTGCCATCGAACTGACCGAAAGATATTTTTTTAAAATGTTGGATTGGCAAAAATTCTTTTATGCATTTGTGTTTGGTGTCTATTATGACGATGACACGTTGATGTTTAATGAGTATTTAGCGATGATGGGGCGCGGTGCCGGTAAGAACGGCCTAATTGCAGCCATATCTTTTAACTTAATTTATATGCTTGATATTCAGAATTACGATGTAAACTTTGTGGCCAACACCGAGAAGCAAGCGAAAACATCCTTCAAAGAAATATGGGATATTCTAGAAAGCGACAAAAAGAAATTTCGTAAACATTTCAAGTGGACGAAAGAAATGATTGTGTCGAGAAAATCGAACTCGGCGATTACATTTTCTACAAGCAATCCAAAATCTGGAGACGGTGGCCGTCCGGGTGCGATTATGTTTGATGAAGTCCACGCTTATGAAGATGAAGAACAGATTAAAGTTCATACCTCTGGACTAGGTAAAAGAGAAGACCCGAGACGATTTTATATTACAACAGACGGTAACGTTCGTGATGGCTTCTTAGATCAATTAAAACGTGAAGCTAAAATGATTTTAGCAGGCGAGCGACCAAATCGCCGAACATTCCCGATGATTTACAAGTTGGATGACGAAAAAGAAGTCGACGACTTTGACAAATGGGAAAAAGCGAATCCGTCCGTCAATCACTTTACTTGGTTAAAACAAGAAATGCTGGACGAATACGAGAAATTAGAAGATAGGCCAAGCTCGCGCATCGAGTTTATGACTAAACGAATGAATATTCCGGCACAAGACTCTTATAACGCAGTTGCTGAATGGGATAAAATCTTGGCAACTAATCAAGAAATGCCCGATTTAACTGGTTATGAATGTATCGGCGGCGTGGACTTTGCAGATACGATGGACTTTGTGGGTGTTGGTTTGTTGTTTAAGAAAGATGATAAAACCTATTGGAAACACCATACGTTTATTAACCATCAGTCGCTTGAAAAATACAACTATAAAGTGCCAATTGATGTAGCGAAAGAACGTGGCGATGTCACTATTTTATATACAGAAACAAACCGCCCCGAAGATATTGCTGCATGGTTTTTGGAACAAGCAAAGTATTATCGTATTAAAATGATTGCGAGCGACTTGTTCAGAATTAACTTTTTAACGGATAAATTTAAAGAGTATGGCTTGCCTGAATTAAAGATTGCCCGAAGCGGTACACGTACACATACGCAATTACAGCCGATTGTAGAAGATTTATTCGCTTACGAGAAGTTAGTCTATGGTGACGATTTAATGATGCGCTGGTACACGAATAATACGTATGTGGAGCGAGATGGCAAAGGAAACATCACATACGAAAAAATTGACCCGAAACTACGAAAGACTGATGGATTTTTTGCGTTTTTGCACGCACTACAATTTGCGGACGAAATCAATCAAACAAAAGTATCGTTTAATCGAAAGCTAAAAACTTATACGTATTAATGAAAGGCGGTGATCACTGAATGCATTCTATTTTGAAACCAATGAAAACTGACAAATAGAAAGAGGTGATCGCCATGGCTCGTAAGAAAATGGCATATCTCGCATTGTATTAGCGTTAAATACAGAATGGGGTTTATTGTTATGGAAAAAATAAAGGAAATAATGAACTGTAAACATAATTGGGACAAAAAAGGCATTTGTGAGAAGTGTGGTGTAAACCGTACGTTCAGTTTCGATAGCAATCCGTTTGCTCCAGCAAGTGCTGGAATGGCAGCGCCAATGTCTATTAATCTAGATAAAGAAATGGTCGAAAGAGAATTTACCAAGCATTTAACAGAGGATTTAACTAAACATTTATATAACTAAACTAAGTCAGCACTCATTGAGTGGTGGCTATTTTATTGGAAGGAACGAGAGAGAATGACAAAAATTATCGTAGAGCCAAGACGAAGTGGCAAAAGCACTAAAGCAATCCTCGAATCTGTCAAGACGGGCTATCCGATTTTAGTGCCTACTTTCGGGATGAAGAAAAGTGTTAAAAGTACAGCAGTTAAATATGGGTTGGAAAATGAATTGCCGGAACCACTTAGTTTGGGCGATTGGGAGCGTGGGAACACGTGGAATGGAAATGAAGGCATTGACGGCGTTATCGTAGATGAAGCACTTATCTTGCTTGAGAACATTTTGGGGACAAAAGTAAAAATGCTGACCATGTCTGAACGTGAAAATGAATATGTAGTAAAGCTCGGAAAATTGTACTTCAGAAAAGAAGGTATCGACGAAGATGAGCCGGTAGTTATGGATATGCGTTTTTCTGTGACGCAAGAATACGCCACTACTTTTCAAGAAGAATCAGAAGCTAAACAAGTCGCTGAGCGAATCGGTGGAACGGTTGAACGTATCAAGTAAACCTTATTTTAACTAGAAGGGCGGTGGTAGATTGGGAGTTATAGCATTGAGGGACTTGTTCCCATGGGCGAGACAAAAGAACAGCTACAAAGAGATTGAAACGTTGGTTATGGATACAAGCACAAGAGTCGCTTATAAAAAGTATGCAATCCAAATAGCAATTAGTCGCATGGCAAATTCATTAGCGTTAACTGATTTTGAAACGCTAAAAGATGGCGAAGAACAACAAGGATTTAATTGGTGGTTGTTAAATTTTGAGCCAAACAAAAACCAAAACAAAGTAAGTTTTTGGCAAGACATTTTATACAAAATGATTTATGACCACAATGGCGCGTTGATTGTTCAGAGCGATGAAGGCTATTTAATAGTTGCAGAAAATTATGCCGTAAAAGAATATGCGTTTGAAGAAAATTATTATTCAGAAATTGAGTTGAAAAGCGGTTTTAAATTAAGTGCCGGAAGAAAAGAAAGCGAAGTTATTCATTTAACACTGAACAATAATAAAGTAAAGGAAATTGTTGATAGTGTTTATGACGATTATGGAAAACTAATCGGTGGAACAATTGCTAACTATAATCGTGGTAACGCCATGAAATTGGTTGTCAAGATGGACGCGATGTTTGACCAATTAAAAAACCGTGTGGATGAAGAGACCGGCGAAACGGAATACGACATGATTCTTGACGACATGATGGAAAATCGACTAAAGGGAATGATGAGTGAATCGGACAGTGCAACGCCGCTTGAAAATGGTCTTGAAATCGAAGAAGTGAAAACAACTTCAAACACAAAAAGCGGTGCAAGTACAACGCGCGACATTACAGCAACGTTTGAAGATATATTAAACATTGTGGCGGACGCGTTTCATATCCCTCGCGGAATTATGAAGGGGGATGTAGCGGATGTTGAAGCCTTGAATAAGAATTATATCAACCACTGCGTGCGGCCGTTAGCCGAACAAATTGAAACTGAATTGAATCGTAAATTATACAGTTATCAAAATGTCATTCAAGGAACAAAAGTAAAAGTTAATACAGACTCTATCTTTACGCGAGATCCGATTGACTTTGCAAATGCAGGCGAAGCGTTGTTGCGAATTGGCGTTTATAGCGTCAATGACATTCTCAAGAAACTCGGCGAGGAAACTATTGATGAACCGTGGGCAGATGAACATTACGTGACCAAGAACTACGAAAACGTGAAAGGTGGTGAGCGAACGAGTGAAACGGAAGAACATTCAGAACAAACTGAAAATAATGAATAAATCAGAAGGAGTCGTCAAGATGTATCTTTACGGAGACATCGGAGACGACTTTTTTGGTGGAATCAGTGCTAAAAATGTACAAGAACAACTATCGAATGTAGACGCGGAAGAAATCGAAATTCACTTAAATTCTTATGGTGGTGATGTCTTTGAGTCTATCGCTATTCACAATTTGCTAAAACAAAAGGATGCAAAAATTACAGTATTCATTGACGGTATCGCTGCAAGTGGTGGTTCAGTCATTGCCATGGCTGGCGACACAATCAAGATGCCGAAAAATACAGAAATGATGATTCACAACCCGTGGACCGTTGCTTTTGGAAACGCAAAAGAGTTACGGACAATTGCTGGTGAATTAGACAAGCACGAAGAAATTTTGGAAGAAAGCTATATGCATCGTTTCAATGGAAGTTTAGAAGACCTCCAAACATTACTTGGTGAAGAAACTTACTTAACAGCAAGCGAAGCGGTGTCGTATGGCTTAGCGGATGAAGTTGTGAGCGATGAAACTGATGAAGAACCCGAGGAGACAGATGAGGACACAATCGACGAGATTGCTGCACGAGTGGCGGCAAAACTTGAACCAATAGAAGAAACACCCGAAGAAAAACCAGTAAACAATATTTATAAATTATTTATTAAAGAAGGAGAGAAATAAAAATTATGAAAAATTTTGATTTAGGAAACAAAACAATGGATGAAGCACGTCAAAAATTAATGAGCGCACTCAAAGACGATAACGAACAAGAACAACAAGATGCATTTCTAGGTATTATGGATGCCATCGCAGAAGAAACAAAGGCAGAAGCACAAGCTTCTATTGCCCGAGCAAACGAAGGCTACCAAGACGAACAAATTTTGATGAACCGCGGGACACACAAGCCACTTACTACACAAGAAAAGAAATACTTTAATGCGGTTGTTGAAAAAGGTGGTTTTGAAGATGTGGAAGAAGTCTTCCCAACAACAATTGTTGAGGATGTCCTTTCAAACATCGAAAAAGAACACCCGATTTTATCTAAAGTTGATTTAATTCCAACGAAAGCATTGATGAAATATATCTATGCAAAACCTAACGCACAAACAGCATTCTGGGGCGACATTCGCGCAGATATTCGCCAAATCATTCTTGATGGTTTCAAGGTAGCCAACTTGGAAAGTTACAAGCTTTCTGGATTTGTGGTCATCCTTAAAGGAATGATCGAATTAGGTCCTGGATGGTTAGCAACGTACGTGACTCGCTCACTCCGTGAAATCATGAGTAACTCTTTGGAGTTGGCTGTAGTTGATGGTGAAGGTCCGGGAGCAACAGATGATGAAGGCGATGCACCGCAACCAGTTGGAATGACCAAATCATTAACCGGTGTTGTTGATGGTGTACACCCTGACAAAACGCCAGTTGTATTAAACGACTTTGAGCCTGCTTCAATGGCCGGCCTACGCGCTGCTCTTGCAGAAGCGGAAACCGATAACGGTAATGTTTCGGTCTTAGTGAACCCTACAACTTACTGGTTAAAACTATTCCCGAACTTAGCAACGAAAGTTGACAACCGTTGGACGCTATCTAATTTGCCAACAGGCGAGGAAATTATTCCATCACACGCTGTGCCACAAGACCGATTAATTTACGGAAACTTAAAGAACTACTTCTTAGCAGTTTCTGGAAATGTACGTATTAATTACTACGACCAAACGTTAGCGATTGAAGATTTAGACCTTTACATTGCGAAATTCTTTGGTAACGGAATTCCGAAAGATCCTAACGCATTCTTTGTAGCGGACATTTCGGGTGTTGAAGGTGGAACGATCGCACCTCTTGATAGCGAGGAAGAAGAAGCACCAGAGGGCGCTTAATAGTAAGGATGTGATAACAGATGGTGGAGGAAGTCAAAAAGTATCTCAAGATATATTCAAGTCGAGAAGATGACGAGATTGAACGAATGATTGGGGGTGGCAAGGCTTATTTGAAAGGCCTTGCTGGCCCTAACATAAATTACGAAACAGATGATTTTGCTAAACAATTGTTATTCGATTATTGCCGTTATGTATATAACGGTAGCTTTGAATTCTTTGAAAGTAATTTTCGGAGTAAATTAATCCGCCTTCAGTTATCAGAAGCAACAAAATCCTTCAAAGGCGAGGTGGATTAAATGGTGCAAGAAAACTACAAACGTCCACGTATCGACATAGGAGACTTGCGAACGTGGGTCATCTTTTACGAGTACGCGCCAAACGATGGACCTGAGCCGGGCGAACAAAAGAAACAAGTGTTGTATGAATGTTTTGCGCGTGTGGATGAAGTTTGGTCGAGAGATGTGGAACAAGCAAAAGCAAATAACACACTCTCGGATTTAACCATCACAATACGGGACCCATTGGGCGATTATATTCCGAGAAATGTTCACTACTTGGAAATCGAAGCACTCGAATATGCTGACCGTCACTATCAAATCCGCGAAGTACAACCCGATTTACAGAACCGACAATTCACAAAAGTTATTGCGGAGGTGACGACTTAATGGGCGTGAATGTTACTGGCGAAAAGAAAATGTTACGAGAGATTGAAAATCGACTCGGTAAAAAAGCAATACAGCCACTTGTTGACCAAGCATTAACAAAGGCGGCCGAAGTCTTTGTGAATGAATTAGAATCACAATTTCAGACGTTTAGGGACACGGGGGCCTCAATTGATGAGATGACCCTCTCTGACCCTTACGATTTTAACGGTGCTCGAACAATACGCGTGCATTGGAAAGGACCAAAAGACCGTTATCGCGTTATTCATTTAAATGAATTCGGAACAGTGAAGAACCCAAATCCAGCTGGTAAAGGCGCAATTGCTCGTGCGATGCGTAACTCCGAAAAAGCCTACCGCGAAACTATCAGGAGGGAGCTGAGTAAAATTGGGCGATGATGATGTATTAATGATAATTTACAACAAATTACTTGAAGATCCATTTATTGCAGAACACGCTCGAGGGCGAATTAAATTCTATGAATACCCCGAAACGGGCGATGTCACAAGGCCGTATATCGTTATTGACCCTCTTGATGTTCCGCTACCTTCAGATTATGCAGACGATGACTGGCTGACCCTTGATTACATGCTACAAATTGACGTGTGGACGAAAGACCGAACACTCACAAGGCAATTGTCTTATCAAACAGCAGAAGTCTTATGGGACATTGGTTTACGCAACTATGGTGGCGGTGTTGATGAATGGGATAAAGATAGTGGAATCTTTCGACAAGCAAGAAGATTTAGAACAAAACGATATAAAAATTAAAGGAGAGAAATTAAATGGAAGAAAAAAGTTATAGAGCAACGACTGGTGTAGACGAATTTTACTATGCAGTATTAGACGAAACAGATGTCGCCGTTGGTGAACCCGAACGCGTGGAATTTTTACAAAACATCACGGTGGAAATGCCACAAGAACCAGTGAGAGCTTATGGAGATAATAAAACAGCTGAGATTGCGGTTTCAAACGGAAACACTTCAGTAACGGCTGCCTTTCATAAGTTACCTTTAGTGGACCGAAATGTATTATTAGGCTTAGAAGTTACAGAACTGCTTAGCTCATACGGTTCGGACGATACACCACCTTACGCGGCTTGTGTGTTTGCTAAAACTCACGAAGACGGCTCAAAAGAATGGGTGGGACTTCCTAAAGGTATCTTCATGCGCCCATCAATTACAGGAACATCTAAAACGGACACGGTTGAATTTGGAGCAGACGAAATCACGGCTGAATTTATGGACCGTGAAGTTGATGGATTTAGCAAAGAAAAATCAGCATTAATGGGCGTGGATGAAGCAGGCGAAACGGCCGTACGCGATGCAATCTTTAGTGCATTGTTTGGAATTACAGCACCAGAAGGGGTGTAATTTATGAAGGTAATTAAAGACTTTACAGACTTAAAAGACAATCGTCGGATTTATCGTGTAGGCGATGACTATCCACATAAGGACGCGCCTAAACCGACAAAAGCACGCAAAAAACAATTGTCTACTGATAAAAACAAACGAAATGAACCGTTAATTAAAGACGAAGAAAATTTAGATGATTTAACAGTTAAACAGTTAAAAGAACAGTTAGATGAACAAAATATTGAGTATAACTCAAAAACTAAAAAAGATGAGTTGATCGAATTACTAACAAACGAGTAGGGAGAAATCCTTGCTCGTTTTATTTTTAGGAGGAATATTGATGGCAACCACAAAACGAAATGCGATTGAATTGATTACTGGTTTTGATGATAAGGATAAGCCAAAAACGAAAGTTTATTATACAAACCCTTATTTAAGCGGTCGATTATTCAGAAACGCTTTAGCGTTATCTGAGGAACTTGAGGAATCGAAAGACGAATTTCACAACCTAGATAAAATGCTGGATTTTGTAGCGGCCGAAATCTATGAAAACCAGTTTACGGTTGAAGAATTGGAGGAAGGCCTACCGCCGTATCGAATGGTTAGAGAATTACAAGACCAAATCTTTTTTGTTGCGCGAGGGGAACAGTCCGAAACGTCAAAAAAGTTGTTGGAGAAGAAAGATTAGATGCTGAAGATTTTACTTGGGAAAAACAAATCGAATACTTTGACCAATTTATTTTGAAAATGGTCAAAAATGGGCACGACATCAACCAAGTATTGGACATGCCTTATTTTTATTTTGTCGAATTATTAAAGGACGAAAACAAGCCAAGAGAAACGGAATCATTAATTTCTGCTTTTGGTGGCTAGAAAGGAGGAAATTGATTGGCAAACCGAATCGAAGGACTTTCCATAGGTTTATCATTGGACACATTAGAATTAGAGCGTGGGCTAACGGGCTTACGCGATAGTTTTCGAACAGTGAACAGTGAAATTAATAAAAACTTATCCGTGTTTGACCGCGGCGAGAAATCGGTTGAAAAATATACAACGCTCATTGACGGTATGAACGAAAAAATACAGATTCAAGAGCGAATCGTGGAATCCACACGCGTGGAATTCGAAAAGATGACCAAAGAACACGGCGCAGGTTCGAAAGAAGCACAGCGTGCCGAACGTTCTTATAACAACTCCGTAAAAACGTTAAACAACCTTGAGAACGCCGTTGAGCGTACCACGAAAGAAATGGAAGATTTAAAGAAAGAACAAGAACAATCTGAAAGTGGTTGGAAAAAGTTTGGCGACTCTGCAGAAAAAGCAGGCGAGAAGTTAACTAGTATCGGCGATGAGACGAAAGACATTGGTGGTAAATTAACTGCTGGAATTTCTGTGCCGTTATTGGCAGCCGGTGGCGTGCTCCTCAACCAAACCTCGAACATTGTCGATATGCAAGATGACTTACGTGGGTCATTAGGTTTAACCGAAGACATGGCTGAAAAATTGGCCGATACTGTGCAAAATGTTTATAGTGACGGCTGGGGCGAATCTTTAGATGATGTAAAAGTAGCTGCTCAAGCAGTTGTTGAGCAAATCGGCTTGTTAGACGACCCGGAACAAATGGACAACGTTATCCGTAAAACAATGGAATTAGAACGTTTATTTGATATGGACGTCAACGAATCCTTACGTGGGATTAACGCGCTGATGAAATCCTATGGAATGACGGCTGATGAAGCCTTTGATTACATGGTTGTTGGTGCGCAAAATGGTTTAGATAAGACCGATGAACTCGGCGACAACTTGGCAGAGTATGCTGTACTTTTTGAAGAAAATGGCTATTCTGCCGAAGAAATGTTTAACATCTTGCAGGCCGGTTTAAACGGCGGTGCTTATAACTTAGACAAGGTCAATGACTTGGTCAAAGAATTTGGTATCCGTGTATCAGACAAAACTATTAGAGATGCTATTGCTGACATGGGCGGCGAATGGCAAAAGATTTATGACGGCTGGGAAGAAGGCGGCGGAACGAACGCTGAATTATTTGAACTACTTGCCCAAAATCTAGCAAGCATTGAGGACCCACAAGAGAAACAAATGGCTCTAACTGAAATTTGGGGGTCAATGGGTGAAGATGCTGGATATAAAGTCGTAGAAGCTATGGGTAGCGCGCGCGATATGTACGGTGAAGTGAATGGCGAAGCGCAAGAATTGGTTGACACGGCCGAAGAATCATTCGGCATGCGGATGCAATCATTAATTCGTGAATTTGGCGAATCCTTCCTACCTTTAGGTGAAGTATTACTCGACTTAGCACAAGATTTAATGCCGCGTTTTCAAGAGGGTGTAGAATCGCTTTCCGTTTACATTGAAGATTTAGGCGAAGACGGTGCGTTGACCGCCTTAATAATCGCTGGTATCGGTATCGCGATTGGTCCAGTTTTAAGTATTGTTGGGTCATTTACTAGTATTTTGGGAACAGGTATAACAGTTGTAGGTAAAATCAGTACAGCAATCGCCGCAAAAGGTGGCTTAGTAGCTGCAATAGGTGGTTTAGGCACTGGGCTTGGGAAAGTCGCAACATTCTTGACCGGTCCATGGGGCTTGGCTATTGGTGCCGCGGTTACCGCAGGTGTAGGACTAGTCAATTACTTTAGACAAGATGCCGTGCCGGCCGTTGAAGGTTTTGGCGATAAGGTGTCCGAAGAAACAACAAATGCCGTGAATGATTTTATGGAGTTAAACAGTGGTGCACAATCGGAATTAAATTACTTGTTTAGTAGCGGCGAGGTTATTACGCAAGAAGGTACTGAAAAATTAACTGGTCTATTTGATGAAATGACCACAACCATTAAACAATCAATGAACGAAAGTTATGAAGAGGATTTAAGTACATTAAGTGAATACTTTAGCGAACGCTCTGCATTAACCGAAGAAGAAGAGCAAGCGATTATTGCAAGCATGGGTGAACATAATCAAGAAAAGAATACGCAATTAGCTGAGCATGAACAACGCTATACAGAAATTATGCAAACAGCCGCGAATGAACAACGCGCATTGACCGAAGAAGAAAAAGAAGAATTAGATCGCATCAATCAAGAAATGAAAGAAAATGCAATCGTCACATTATCCGAATCCGAAGAAGAGCAATTAATCATCATGGAACGTTTGCGACAACAAAGCGGTGCAATTAACGCACAACAAGCCGCCGAAACCGTCCAGCGCTCAGTAGAAGCTCGTGACGGCGTAATTGCAGAGGCGAACCAAAAATACGAAGAAGTTGTAGCGGCTGCTATTTATCAGCGTGACCAAACGGGTGTTATTTCCGATGAAGAAGCACAAATGATAATTGATGATGCCCAGCGCCAAAAAGAAGAAACAATCCGTAACGCCCAAGAAAAGCATGATGGCGTTGTAACGGAAGCACAACAACAAGCTCAAGAACATGTCAATCATGTCGACTGGGAAACGGGCGAAATCTTATCCAAATGGGAAGTATTTAAAAATAGTACCATTACCTTATTTAAAGATTTAAGACAAGAAGGAAAAGAAATTTGGCAAGATTTAACCGACTATATCGACAGTGTACCCGGGAAAATCGCTAATGCGTTTGGTATGTCAGAAATGGCTATGAAAAACAAAGTGGCCGGTTTTATGAATGCTGGTATATCCTCGGTTGAAAGCGGCGTTAACGCGATATTCCGTGGAATCAACTGGGTATTTGACAAATTAGGCTCAGATACACGAATCAGTACATGGAACGCAGGCCGAATCCGCACAAGTGGCGGTGGTGGTAGTAGTAGCGGTGTTACGACACTTGCTTACGAAGAAGGAACCGACTATCACCCCGGCGGTCCCGCAATCGTTGGTGATGGTGGACTAAAAGAATTGATGATTTATCCAAATGGTCATTTAGCACTATCGCCTGACACAGATACATTGGTGAACATGCCGAGAGGTACACAAGTATTATCCGGTCCCGAAACAAAAGAATTGATGAACGACTTCGGTGTACCTGCCTACAAAGATGGTATTGGTGCAACATTAAAAGATATTGGTGGACGTATTTGGAATTGGGTATCTAGTGGCGCAAAAACATTACTAAACAACGCTTTGGGTTGGTTAGGTATTGGCGAGCCATCAGGTCCCGGAGTCTTTGGAGGAATTGCAAAGGCCGCCTTTGGTGCTGTTAAAGATAAAGCATTTAGTTTTGTCGATAACTTTTTAGACACTTTAGGGCCAGCGGCTGGAATTAACTTTTCCGGTATGCGATTTACTTCAGGTTATGGACCGCGTAGAAGTCCCGGTGGCATTGGCTCCACTTGGCATAGAGGAGTCGACTTTGCAGCGCCGATTGGAACAAGAATTCCGTCGCAAACTGGCGGTGTGGTTAGTGCTTCAAGCTACCACCCGATTCGTGGGAATTTTGTAAAAGTCCGTCAAGGTATGTATGACTATTTATACCAGCACAACCTGAGAAACTTAGTAAGTGTTGGCCAAGGCGTGCGCAAAGGTCAAGCCCTAGCGTTGCTTGGGAGCACTGGTGCTTCTACCGGGCCACACTTGCACTTTGAGATACATCGAAACGGCGTACCAATCAACCCTGAGCCATTTATCGGTGGCTTTGCAACTGGCGGATTGGTGCACGACGGGTTATATCACTTAGGCGAAGAAGGTTACCCTGAATGGGTCATTCCAACTGACCCAAGCCGGAGAACTGAAGCTATGAAACTATTAGCATTGGCTGGTAAGTCATTAAATAACCAAGACAGAAACAAACGGCCAAGTGATTTTGCCAATGATCCAGTACAACAAGGTGGCGATACTATCCACATTGATTTAACTGTAATCGGAAACATGCCAGATGAAATGATTCGAAGCATGACCGACAAAATTGAAAAAGAAATGAAACGTAGAAATGACAGAAAACGAGGAAGTTCAGGAGAAAGGGTGGTATTTGGGTGAAACGAGGAAGTTTTATAATTAACGGAACACACAGTGATGACTTAAATAGTTTAATTCAGTACAGACCCGAGATACAAACTCCTGTACGAAAGACACAAATGAAATCAATCCCCGGAGTGTCGGGAGATTATATATTCGATGAAGAGGCGTACGAGAATACGCCTTTTTCATTGGAGTTATATACAAAAGGCGAGTCGGAAGATGCGATCAATGCACTAAAAGATTTAATCACGCACACATTTGATTCAGGCGATTATATCGATTTTGTCCCTTATTGGGATAGCGAAATGACTTATCAAGTCAAAACGACTAGTGGACCGAATTATACGCCTGACGGTTTGGTACCGTTGCTGCTTAATTACAGCGTGGGACTATCTGCTAAACCCTATAAAGAATATCGAGAAATGTTTGAACAAGATAGTTCGCAGCAATTAACTGTTACGAATCCAACTTTTTATGAAGCCGAACCAATCATCACTTTATACGGTACGGGCGACATGAATTTAATTGTTAATGGCGAAACGTATGTATTTCAAGATGTAGACACTGATATTATCGTAGACAGCCAAATCGAGAGTGCTTATCGTATATTAAGTGGTATACCAGATAGTCGGAATAATCGTATGTATACCATGGACTTTCCGGTATTAAAAAGTGGCGAGAACACGGTATCCGTTACGGGAAACGCAACAAATTTTAAAGTAGAAGTGAGGTGGAAAAAATTAGTAAGTTAACACCTATTTTATACGAGAAAAATGAAACAGATTTTAATCACAATGGCTTAGGTAAATTGACTGGAATGCTGACAAACGAAATTGAAGAAGTTTTGAACGGTCAGTTTGAAGCTTTGTTTAAATATCCAGCCAACGGACGATTGGCTGACAAAATTGATAATAAAATGCTAATTAAAGCGAAACCGAATACGAAAGACGAACCGCATGTTTTTAGAGTTTATGATTATGATTTAGATACGGTTACACAAACATATTTAATTTATGCGCGAAGCAAAAACATTGATGACCTAGGCGGCAATATGGTATTAGATGTGCACGTTCGAGACCAAACGCCCAATCAAGCGTGGAACATGGCAGCAAGTAACGCTTTAGATCCAGTAAACGTGCGTTTTGAATCAGACATTACAACGCCGTCCTCGGTGCATTGGGAGCGCCGTAACTTATTAAGTATTGTTGCAGGCGAGCAAGGCTCGATGATTCAGTATTGGGGCGGTGAAATCAAACACGGTAATGGTTGGTTATGGTTATACCGCAGGCGTGGCCAAGATAACGTAACCAC